CTAAAAGTAAGCCAGACAATAACTTTCCAGATCTACCATTTTAGGAGTTAAAAAATGCAAGATAAATTTAAAGAATACAACAACAGAAAGATATCTGAAAAAGTATGTGAGATTCACCAGGTAAACTATTGGGAAATCTCAATACCTGTACGAGGAAGCAAGGAACGAAGTTTGCTAGAATTTTGCCCTGAATGTGGACAAGAGGAAATTAAGCAAAAAGAAAAAGAACTGGTAAAGGAGTTTGAAGACAGGCAAGAATATTTTAAAACCTATGATGTCTTAATGCGTGAAAGTATGATCCCGAACGAGTTAAAAGGTGCAACATTCGATAATTTTATTGTCAACACCACAGAAGAACGACAACTATTAGACTTTGCTAAGGGACAAGTCGAAAAGTACCTAAATGGTATGACAGGCAATACTTTAATAAGTGGAAGTACAGGTATAGGGAAAAGTCATTTATCTCTTGCAATGGCAAAAGAAATAAATGAGAGCTTCAAAGAAAGGAAAGAGCCTAAGAGTGTTTTATTTGTAAGTCTAACTGAAATTATAAAGCAAATAAAAGAAGGTTGGCAGTATGGTAAGAATGCTAGTTTAACGGAACATGAAGCAGTTAAAAAACTAATCAATGTAGATTTTCTAATCATTGACGACCTGGGAGCGAAGAATGGGACAATCAGTCCTAAGAGTGACTGGGAACAGGATTTTCTATTTGATATTATCAATAATCGAGAAACTACAATTTTTAACACGAATCTAGATAGTAGCGAACTAAGAACAGTTTATAATGCTAGAAATTCAAGTAGAATCTTGAAGGGATTAGAGGGTAATGCTTTTAAGGCTTTCACTATCAAAGACAAACGATACACAATAAATAAATTTAAAGGAGAGATAGTTTAATGAATGTAGACGGAATGGGATTTGCAACAGAAAAAGGGTTTGTTGTTTATGAAAAATGTGGTATAATTGAAATAGAAAAAGTTCCAAAATTTGGAGAAATTACTTTATTCTATTCAGATGGGAAATTTACCCATCTATGTAAGAAAGAAACAAAAAAATAAAGTCTATTGAGAACAACTCAGGGACATACCGAAAGCATGTAGTGCTAGTGGTATGTCCCTTTTTGTTTGCATTGAAAGGGGGTGAGTATTATGGTAGGAGATACTTCTTTAGGGTATGTTGTAGCAGATAAATTTTCTATGGATCCAAAGAAAAGACAACAAATATTTGCAAAGTGCAAAAAAGATGACGAAAACTTAGAAAAACGGAAAAAAGAAATACTAGAAAAATATGCTGACAAACAAGACAAATCAAGATCTAGAAAAAATGATTCTAAAAGCTCGAAGAATCATAAAGGAAAAGCTAAGAGCAAAGAATTTTAGAAAAAATTACAAACAAAAATCAGATATAAAAAGATAAAGGAGGGGGAAATGAGCTTAACTAGTGATCTAGCAAATGAAATTGCTAAAACTTTAGAAGCTTATTCTGAAGAAGTTGAAGAGCAGATAGATTTTATTGCTGAAGAGGTTACAAATGAAGCTGTGAATGAATTGAAACTAACAAGCCCCAAAAAATATGGGAAGTATGCGAAAAATTGGCGCTTTAAGAAAAATTCTAAAGGTTCTTTTGTAATCTATAATGCAGATCCAACATATAGATTAACTCATTTATTAGAACATGGACATGTATTAAGAAATGGGGGACGCAGCAAAGCAATTCCTCACATCAAACCAGTAGAGGAAAAAATAAAAGAGAAATTTGAACAAAGAATAAAAAACATAGGTAAATAATCTTGTAAGATAAAGGAGCAAAAAATGACAACTAACTTAGTTAAACAAAAAGAAAATCTAGAAGCTTATATCCGAAGTACAGGTTATAACACTAGAGGGATGAATGTAGAAAATAATCATGTACTCATTGAAAAACCAATCCTTGATAGTTACGAAGATGAACATCAACGTAAAGAACTGGTTGATCTAGTAAATGTTATTGAGACTCGTACCCGTGGCGGGAAGTATGAAGTAACTGACTTTGAATCTGATTCATTGCAAGAAGTTAGCGAAAATTCGGTTGAGAGAACAGAAGCAGATAAAAAGAAAACTATCAGCGTTGATTACTTAGTTAAATTATTCAGTGGAAAACTTGATTTTTCACAGGAACAATTAGATGATGGCCAATATAATTTAACGGATTTTCTTGGTAAGAAGATTATTAAATTAAAACGTAGAACACGAAATAGAGAGATTGGGAAAATTCTCCAAACTGCGAAAGCGCAGACTGCTACAAGTATGGACGACTTGAAATCTATTGTTTCTTTAATCAATCCAGAGCGCAATGTATCTATGGTTGTTAGTCAATCACTATTTAGTGTCTTAGAAAAAATGAAAGACACTTCAGGAAACTATCTTCTTAAAGTTGATAAAGAGACAGGAACAAGCGAAACATTCTTTGTAGATAATTTTTTAATCGTAGATGATTTAACGTTAGGGAATAAAGGTGATAAGAAAGCCTTTATCGGAGATTTAGAAAATTTTGTGACATTATTTGACCGAAAGAAGGACACTCTTAGTTGGATAACTTCAAGAGACCTTTTTGGGGAAAGATTATGTTTACATACACGATTTGACGTAAAAAAAGTGGAATCAGATTGTGGCTACATTGCTGAATGGAATTAGGAGAAACAAATGGATAAAGAAAAAGTACTTTCACTGTTAGAAGATCTAAATGAAAAAAATAATAAAATAAGAGAAGCAAGAGGAAAGCTAGATAAAAAAAGAAAAAGCATTGCAGGGAAGCAAGATATTTCGTTTGAAAATATCAATGAATTTTTATCTAATAACTCCGAAACTATAGATCAACTTGAGAAAATGGGAAAAGCTATTAACTCACTGCAAGAAAAATATGATAGTGAGTTTTCTGAAGCTAAATCAAATATTTTTGGATATATTTTCAAAGAAACCAAGCGCAGAGCAGAGGAAAAGAAAATCTATAAACGTTACCAGAAAAAACTGAAACAGATCTTGAATGCTTATGATGAGATTCAAAATTTGAAAAAAGAAGTTGGAGAGATAAACAATAATGTAGTAAAAGAATTAAGTCAGAAGTATCCTTTGTCGCTATATCAAACTGAAGTATACCCACATACTATTTTACCTTTCTTCTTAGAATCTCCAAAGGACTACCATAAAGCTAAAGAGTATCTAGAAAATAATTGATTCTTTAAACAAGGCTAATAATATTCTGAATGATTAAAAGAAGTATTGCTAGCCTTTGTTTTTTAACTTTACTATAGTTTCACATAATAGAGTAACCATAAACTGAGAAAAAACAATAGCTTAAAAGCTATATGTATTAAGGGGTTATAGAATAGTGTGAGTTTCACAGAATGTAAGATATGAGAAACTAGGGTATAAATTAAAGGGGAATCCCTTTGAATTGTAGAATTGCAAGTTAAGAAAAATATAAATTTTGAGTGGAGGAACTTAGTTATGTATGAGCTAAGTAAGAGAGACCTGGACGGTATCGATATTGAATTAGAACGATATAGAACGCTTGATAATAAGATATATCTTAGAAGACAGGAGTTGATACATAATAAGAAGTATAGCGACGCTGAGTATATCAGAGGTCAAGGAAAGAAAGTGTCAAGTCCTACTGAAGCTACAATCATTAGAATTGAAGAAGACCAAACACTTAGATATTTAGAAGGCTTTAAACTAGTAGTAGAAACTTTGATGGAAAATTTGATTGAGAGTGATCTAATAATTTTTAAAATGAGATTTTTAAAAGCTGGTGTGACCTGGGAAGAAGTTGCAGAGGAATTAAATAAACCTGCTCGTTATGTATATGGTCGAAGAAAGGTAATTGCTAAAAGATTTGTAGAACTGAAAGGATATTGAGTCCCCCCCACCTTTTAAAAAATCATTTTGGCCAGTTGGGTACCGGTGAAGGGAACTTTTTCCAAGTCGGAGCCTTCCAAACAAAAAGGGGATAAAAACTTCTTAATTTAGAAGGTAAAGGCTAGTTTTTAGAAATTAGATATATATTTTCGAAATTCATTGGGATAAATGAGGGAGTTCAACTGAGATTGATTTTTCTAAATTAAAGCGAATCTATGATTATTGTTAGATATAGGAGAGGTGCTCATATGGTTAAAAGAATGTACTTTTAGTACGAATTATATTATAATAAGTTAGAGAGAGTTGTTGTATAAATTGAAAAATATTTAATGATTTTTAACTGTTAAGTTATGTAAAATAATTGGAGGTTCAATTTTGACTGCAGAAATTGGAATACTAAATAAGAATGGAGTTGTTTTAGCTGCAGATAGTGCGGTGACTTTATCTGACGGGGTTAACTCCAAAGTGTTTAATAGTGCTCGGAAATTATTTACTTTATCTAGAGTACATTCGGTTGGAATTATGATTTATGGAGATTCCTCCTTTATGGGAGTACCGTGGGAAGTAATCATAAGTGAGTATAAAAAGTCGATTGGTAATGAAGTGCTAGGTGACACAGCAAGGTACATTGAAAATTTTGTTGATTTTTTATTACAATTTATGCCGATGCAAAATAATGATGCCTTGATTAATTATATAACTAGACAAACTAAAAGTTATTTAAAAATAATACACGATAGTACCCAAGAAGTAGCTGATTATAGATCATCTCAGGGAGAAGTAATAACTCTAGAAATTTTTAAGAATATTTTATGGCAAACTATAGAAGAATATTCAAATGAGATCTCAAAATCAATATCTGAAACTGAATTTGAATATTTAGATGGCGAACTTAATTTAATACGGGAACAACTAGATGAGTATTTCGACAATAGTGAATACTCCGATGAGCAACTAAACTTTTTAACTAAAACATTATACCAAGCAATGCTAGTTGGTTTTGATAGAAATTCTGTAACAGGATTGGTAATTGCTGGGTATGGCGTTGAAGAAATTTTTCCATCCCTTAGACAGATAGAGTTAAGTGGTATATTTGCTAAACGTCTTGTCTGGCGTGTAATTACCGAGAAAGAAATTAGCCAAAATGTTGCTTGTCATATTATTCCCTTTGCTCAATCCGAAATGGTAGATACTATAATGAATGGCATAGATCCAATGTTAAACGCATTTATAGGACAACAAATTAATGAAATTTTGGAAAGTAATAATATATCGGATGCACAAGAAGAGTTGTTTGAAACTATCGCTAGAGTCCAGCAAAAATACTATATAAATCCAATTTTTGAGTTGATTGGGATGCAACCTATTGATGAGATGGCTTCTACTGCAAAAACATTCATTGAGTTGACTTCTTTTAAGAGAAAGATTGTGAATACACTTGAAACAGTTGGAGGACCAGTGGATGTTTTAGCTATTTCTAAAGGGGAAGGTCCTATCTGGATTGAAAGAAAACACTACTTTAATATTGAAAATAATATTGATTATAAAATTAGAAAGGGTGATATATAATGTATGTAGCAAATTTTTCAAAAGAAAAATATGGATTTCTAGATAAAAAAATATATCAGAATCTTTCACAAAGTAATGTTGGTAAAAATTTTTTGGAAGTATATAAAGAGATAGACACTAAACCAAAAAATCAAATCAGTAATACTCTTGTTGACAAGTCTATCTAAATTGAAAGCTCCTAGAGAAATCTAGGTGCTTTTTCATTTCCTTTTACGAATAATAAAGTGGGAGGAAGAAAATGAAAAAAGAGAGTACACACCCCCTACGGCCAAAGCCTTTAATGTAGGAGGTAGTAACTCTCATTACTTATATTATAACCTATAACATATTTTTTTCAACAAAGCGTTTTTGTTCTTACCCTAGTTCATGGCGATAATTAAGAACTTGGAAGTATAGGGATTTGGTACTTCATTCGGTACAAATCTATAAGATAGAAAGATTAACATAAAAGTTAGGTATTAAAATAGGATAAGATTATAACAAAAACGAGAAAATAAAAAATATAAGAAAAAATGTCGCATAACCATTGAAAAAAATAATGATATAAGATAGAATAGATGTGTATAGAATTATACAATATATAAACTAAGGGGGGAATTAAAATGGCAACTAGAAGTTTTACAACTGATTTAAAGTTTAATCGAAAGTCTGCTGATAATTTAATTTCTGCTTTATCAGAGACTAAAAGATTTAGTCGTTCGAAAGATGTTGAATCAACTGAGATTAGTAGTTTAGAAGCAATCAGATTAATGTTTGCAAAAGGACAGAATAAACGTGTATAATGTAATGTCATTGGATAACCTAATAACGGCATTAGGTGAAGAAGATACAAAAGAAAAATTATTAACATTTGAAGGTAAGTCAGATGTGCCCAATGATATTGAGTCTTTTTTACATGAGAAGGCAATTCAGTTTGAAAAATCTGCTATTGCATCAACTTATTTAGTATTTGAAGAAGAAACCAATATCTTAGTTGGTTTCTTTTCTTTAGCAAATAAGCCTCTCACGATGTCAGAGAAAAACTTTGATAGCTTGAGTAATAATCAAAGAAATAGACTAAAACAATATGGGAGAAAAATAGGAAATAAGTTTCAAATCAATAGTTACTTGATTGGTCAGTTAGGTAAAAATTTTTCCAAAGAGGCTGAGAAAAAAATTAGTGGAGCTGATTTACTAACTCTAGCATTTGACAAAGTTGCTGAGGCCTCTGCCATCATACGCGCTAAATATGTATGGTTAGAGTGTGAAAACAATGAGAAGTTAATCGATTTTTATAGCTCATTCGGCTTTAAGCAGATAAATCCTAAACCACTTGAAGATGAATTAGTAGTGTTGATATTAAAAATTAAGTAAGTAAAATTTAAAGGCCACTGTATTTGGTGGTCTTTGTTTCTTGCCTGCTGAACTCATTTAAAAAGTAGAGTTTTATGTTCAGTGATTTGTGGAGTAAGGAAGAAACTCCAAAACAATTAAAAGAAAATTGAAAAACCTCAATACCCCTATTATCAAGCATTAAGAAGTAATAAAGATACTTGCTGAATACTTAAAAAAGCGATACAACAAGATGCTTTAAGATAAGATTTTATATTGTAAGAAGCCTACAACAGTGGGCTTTTTTCTTTGTAAAAACAAAAAATAAGAAAAAATTATCTCAAGTTCTTGACAAGATTCTAAAAGTAGGTATAATAGAAAGAGTTGAAAAAGCTCAGGTCCGTTGGTCAAGGGGTTAAGACACCGCCTTTTCACGGCGGTAACACGGGTTCGAATCCCGTACGGACTATGAGTA